ACTATGATAAGATTAACCCGTTAGGTCAGGTGGCTTAACTTAAATAAAAAAGTCTCCGACAAACCCGGTACGGTTCAAATCTTAGAAATATGCTGCAATAAAAGATTAGTCAAGATATTTAAAATGATCACTTTTGATATTGTTCTATGTACCTTTTATCTTTATATCTATTAATGGTAGAAATGAAGCTAAGGCATTCTCTAATGACAAAAATTGAAATGTTGGTAACTTTATTGGCGATCTTAATTATAAGCTCAATAATCTATCTAATAGGGCAAACGTACAAATAAAACCTCCTTCGGGAGGTTTTTTAATGGCTGATCTTTTATGGATGAGAAAGCATACAAAATTTTTACTCAGAAGATCCCACCCAAAAAGAAATCACGAACCAGACCATTACCTAAGCCTGGTGAGAAATACTTAGAAGCATTCGATCGACTCAAAGAAATTCTTGATCGGATGGAAATCAAGTACGAAGAATATTTTCATTTTAAAAGCACTAAGCATTGGCGCTTTGATCTTCACCTTATCGAATATCGAATACTGATTGAAATTGCAGGTGGTCCTTGGTCAGGCGGGCGTAAAGGCAAGCTGGCTACAAAAGCTTGGAGCATAGACCGCTATGATCATGCTGAAGAAATGGGTTATCGATATCACCATTTTGAAGTTAGTGATATCAACATGGGCCGAGCTACGGCGTGGTTAAGAAATTTAAAGGCATCACATGGAACAACAATTCAGACCATTCCCGCCGTCGGATCTGATTGATCAGGCTGAGGAAGAGGAAGCTATTCGCTTGGCACCTGCACCAGAGCTTAAAGAATGGGTCATTACAAATTGGCTTACTTTAGGTGGTGAACTTCATAGCCCGGAGCATGATCATATTGCTGAGCTACTTCACGACAATGAAGAGTTTCTTGCATTCGCATGGGCTTCATCTGCCGCCGTAGCGAAAAAGCGTATGGTACTGGGCCAATGTGAAAAGGTGATGTTTAACCAGGGTGGCTGGAAGAAAGCACGCCAGGAACAACAAATGCGGGATTGGTTCGGATTTGTACCTCAGTACCTCATCACCATTGATGCCACTTATTGTGAACAAGCTTCAGATCGTGACTTCTGCCGGTTGATTGAACATGAGCTATATCACATCGGTGTAGAGCGTGATGAAGATGGCGAAATCATTTATAGCGATATGACTGGGCTGCCTAAGCATTACTTGGCTGGCCATGATGTGGAAGTGTTCTTTGGTGAAACTAAACGATGGGGAGCTGATGATTCGGTGAAACGTCTCGTTGAAATTGCTAAGAATGCGCCGTTTGTATCTGAAAAAAGTATGGCTGCGTGTTGTGGGAATTGTGTCATCGGCTAAATTTTTTTACCTATTTTGCTATACGTAGCTATACAAAGAGGTGTTTATGGCAGCATTAAAAGAGCCTGTAAAAATGTTTATAGTTCAGTCTCTTGCATGCTTTGAAACCCCTCAACAAGTAGTGGAAGCTGTAAAGCAAGAATATAAGATTGAAATCACCAGGCAGCAGGTCGCACTTTACGATCCAACTAAGGTGGCTGGACGTAACTTAAGTAAAAAACTAAAGGAATTGTTTGAACGTACTAGAAAGGATTTCCGGGAAAATATTGAGGATATAGCAATTGCTAACAAAGCATTTCGCCTTATGGAACTTCAAAAAATGTATGAGGATTCTGGTCGGAACAAACGTGCAAAGCAAAACCTGCTCAAGCAAGCCTTTCAAGAAACCGATGGTCGTGTGACCAAGCAGGAAATCACCGGTAAAGATGGTAAGCCAATAGAAACCATCAATCAGAATATACCTACGGATAGCTACCTGAAAGCAAGGGAGCAGGTCTTAGATGAATACTGACCCAGCACGTGAACTGGCCATACAGATTGAAGCTCAAGAGGATCTGTATTTCTTTTCACGCTATATGTTTAAAGAACGGCGTAAATATAAATGGCTGCATAACTGGCACCATCGAGTGATCTGTGATGCACTAATGAAGGTGTATCGGGGCGAAACCAAGCGACTGATTATCAATATTCCACCCCGATATTCTAAAACTGAGCTTGCAGTGATTAATTTTATGGCTTGGTGTTTCGGGAAAGCGCCTGACAGTGAGTTTATTCATGTCAGCTACTCAGCGACACTTGCAGCCAATAACGCCTTTCAGACGCGAAATTTGGTACAGGAAGAAGCATACAAACGTGTATTTCCTGATTTCGCATTACGTGAGGATAGTAAAGCCAAGGATGACTGGCGCACTGTAAAAGGTGGTGTCTGCTATTCACAAGGTACAGGCGGTACGATTACGGGATTCGGTGCGGGTAAATTTCGAGATTCATTTGGTGGGGCAATCATTATCGATGACCCACATAAAGCCAGTGAAGCTCGTTCCGATACGATCCGTAAAGGCGTGATTGAATGGTTTCAGAACACATTAGAATCTCGTACTAACTCACCAGATACACCAATCATTGTCATTATGCAGCGTTTGCATGAGGAAGATTTGGCAGGCTGGCTGCTTGACGGCGGTAATGGTGAAGAATGGGAACACTTATGCCTTTCTGCAATCCAGGATGATGGCTCAGCACTCTGGCCGGCTAAACATAACATTGAAACGCTTGAAAGAATGGAGCTGGCAGCTCCGTATGTTTTTGCCGGCCAATATCGTCAACGACCATCACCACCAGCCGGTGGTTTTTTTAAGCCCGACCATATTGAAATTGTGGATGCATTACCTGCGGATATTACCCATCAAGTACGTGCCTGGGATCTGGCATCTTCTGAAAATGAAGGTGACTTCACAGCAGGTGTACGTGAGGCCAAAAGCCGTGATGGTTATATCTATATTGTGGATGTACAGCATGCACAGCTTGGACCGGACGGCGTTGAGAAACGTATTAAGCAAACTGCGGAGTTGGATGGTAAGTCTGTAGCAATTCGCTTACCTCAAGATCCGGGGCAGGCTGGTAAAGCCCAGGCAAAGAACTTCATTACAAAACTATCTGGTTTCAACGTAAAGGCCGAAACGGTATCGGGTGACAAGATTACTCGTGCTCAACCATTTGCAGCTCAAGTCAACGTAGGCAATGTAAAAATGCTTCGTGGTGACTGGAATAAGGCATTCATTGAGGAATTACGAAACTTTCCGAATGGTAAACATGATGACCAGGTGGATGCTGGTAGTGATGCCTTTAACGAGCTGAATGAAGCTAGAACTCCGAAAAAACCCGCAGGTGCAGGTAGTCGAACCTATTAAAAGGAAAACACATGGCAAAGTCTAAAAAAGACAAAGCGTCAAAGAAGGCTTTGTCTTATGGCAACTTATACACTCAAGAAGCGGTTACTCAGTTCTTGGTGAATTTTGGCAAACAGCCTGATACGGATGAAGTACTACGCAAAGCTGGAATTACACGTCATAGATTACGTGTACTACTAGATGATGATGAGATTGCACAAGTAGTTGAGACACGGATTGATGCACTTTTAGCAACGCCTTTGCGAATTGAGCCTAATGATACGGATGAAGCGGAAAAGCTGAATCTAATCCTGAAAGAATGGTTTCATGAAATCGCTACTGGTGCCATGAGTGCGCTGTTATTTGGTTACTCGGTCCAAGAAACTGTGTATGAACTAAAGCCTGAAGGCTATGTAGGTATTCAGTGGATTGGTGAGAAACCAATGCAATGGTTTGAGCCTAAGAATGATGGTCGGCTAATCTATCGTCAGGATGGAAACAATGCAGAGCATGAGGTAGATCAAGCATTCAAATTCTTCTTAACACGCCGTAAGGCCACATACGAACAGCCATACGGTAAAGCATTATTAGCCACACTATATTGGTTATTCTTCTTTAAGCAAAACGGTTTCAAGTTCTGGGCTAAATTCTTAGAACGTTTTGGGACGCCAATACTATTGGGTAAGTGCAAAGACACTGATACCGAGGATATGAGCCGAGCGCTATTAAATGCTCATGCTCAAAGCGTACTTTCAATTGATATAGAGGATGATGTTCAAATCCTATCTGCACCAGGAACAAACGGTGCAGCAGGTGCAGCATTCGAATCGTTCAATAATCAGCTGATTCGCCAGATACAGAAAGTTGTACTAGGGCAGACGCTTACCAGTGGAACAGATGGAAAGGGGAGTTACAGCCTTGGCCAAGTGCATGAAAATGTGCGGATGGATAAACTTAAGTCTGATATTCGACTGGTCACACCAACACTTCAAGCTGTAGTTAATGCTTTGTGTGCCTTGAATCAGTGGGGTGAATACAAGGTAATGCTTGGTGAGAAACCTAAACCACTGAATAAGGATCAAGCTGAGCGTGATGTTCATTTAAAGAATGCTGGAGCTAACCTTTCTAAAGATTATTTTATTCGTGAGTATGGACTGCAGGATAGGGATCTAGTTGATCAGGCTCAGATAGGTTTCAATCAATTCACCGCATTACCGCGTCAGGCATTCAACTTTAAAGCATCTGCAAATAAGCTTTCACCTGAGCAACAGGAAGTGGAAGAGCTGACTGATAGCCAGGATGAGTTGCAGCTATTAAAACCGGATCAGGTTAAGGAGTTGGTATTCAAGTCCGATAGCCCTGAAAGCTTGGCTTATAACTTGATGCAGTTAATACCTGGTGCAACTCAGACACAGTTTACGGCCAATCTGGATCAGGCTTTGTATGCTGCAGATGTGTTGGGGTATGTGACAGCTCAAAATGGGAAGTAAGCTATGCAACCAGTCACATTCCTTGAGGCGCTTCGGTACGCTCATAGCCAAAAGATCGTGCTGCCGGATGAGTTCTATTCAATGGATCTTAAGACCCGACAGATAGCGACTACGGTTAGCTTTCTATCGAGTCTTGAGCAGATTGAGACAGTCATTAAGGCTGTG